GGCCGCACAAATATCCGCAGAGATGGAGAAGGCATCGGGCGTGCCCGTGACGATCGAGACTGCGATCCTGCAGAGGGCGCTGGAAACCCATGTCCGAGAGCAGCTCACCGCCTTGGCCGATCTCCGGGTCAACCTCGGGTAACGATAACGACCTGACGGAAGATCAGCTGACAGACGGGCTCGACCTCGCCTTTGACGGGGCCGAGGATATCCTGCGGTCCTGGCGGCGGGGCATGCGGCCTGATCCGGACCTGACGGTATCGCAATGGGCCGACGCGCATCGCAAACTGTCGTCGCGGGCCTCTGCCGAGCCGGGGCAATATCGCACGGCCCGCACGCCCTACCTGCGCGAGATCATGGATGCCCTGTCGCCCAGCCACCCGGCACAGCGTGTGACGTTCATGAAAGCCGCCCAGGTCGGCGCGACAGAGGCCGGCAACAACTGGATCGGATTTGTCATCCACCACGCGCCCGGGCCGATGCTTGCGGTGCTGCCGACTTTGGAGATGGCAAAACGCACATCGCGCGGCCGGATTGACCCGTTGATTGAAGACAGCCCGGCGCTGAAGGAACGCGTGCAACCTGCGCGCTCGCGCGACGCCGGGAACTCGATGCTGTCCAAGGAATTTCCGGGCGGCATCCTGGTGTTGACCGGTGCGAACTCGGCCACAGGCCTGCGCTCGATGCCCGCGCGTTATGTGTTTCTGGACGAGGTTGACGCCTATCCGGCCTCGGCCGATGAGGAAGGCGATCCGGTCACCCTGGCAGAAGCCCGCACCACGACCTTCGCGCATCGACGCAAGGTGTTCATGGTCTCAACCCCGACGATCCGGGGGCTGTCGCGCATTGAGCGGGAGTATGAGGCCTCTGACCAGCGGCGATACTTCGTGCCCTGCCCGCAGTGCGGGGCGATGCAATGGCTGCAGTTTGAGCGCCTGCGCTGGGACAAGGGCCTGCCGGAAACAGCCGCCTATCATTGTGCAGGCTGCGAGCGCCCCATCGCCGAGCACCACAAGACCGACATGTTGGCGCGCGGCGAGTGGCGGGCGACGGCAGTGTCCGCCAACCCGAACGCGATCGGCTTCCACCTCTCGGCGCTGTACTCACCGATCGGCTGGAAAAGCTGGGAGCAGATCGCGCGCGATTGGCTGGCAGCGCAAGGCTCTGACGAGATGCTGCGCGCGGCGCGCAACACGCTCTTGGGCGAGACATGGGTCGAGAGTGGCGAAGCCCCGGAATGGCAGCGGCTGGCGGATCGACGCGTGGCGTTCCCGGCGCAGATCCCTGCAGGCGGGTTGTTCCTGACGGCAGGCGCGGACGTCCAGAAGGACCGGATTGAGGTTGATGTCTGGGCCTGGGGCCGGGGTGTGACAAGCTGGCTCGTCGATCACATTGTGATTCCGGGCGGGCCGGATGACCCGGCCTGCTGGGACAAGCTGACCAGCCTTCTTGGCCAGACCTGGACGCATGAGAACGGCGCTCTCATGACGTTGGCAAAACTCGCCATCGACACCGGCTACGAGTCCGCTGCCGTCTACGGCTGGGCCCGCAAGCAAGGCATCGCGCAGGTCGCCCCCGTGAAGGGCATGGAAGGGTTCAACCGGGCCACGCCAGTCTCAGGGCCAACCTTTGTCGATGCGACAGTGAACGGCCGGAAGCTGAAGCGTGGCGCCCGGCTTTGGACCGTGGCCACTGCCACCTTCAAGGCCGAGACCTATCGCTATTTGCGATTGGAGCGGCCCAGTGATGAAGAGCGCGCCAGTGGCGTATCAAATCCAGCAGGCACGATCCACCTGCCGGACTGGGCGGACAGCGAATGGTTGAAACAGCTGGTCGCCGAGCAGCTGGTCACAGTCCGCAACAAGCGCGGCTATTCCCGGCAGGAATGGCAGAAGCTGCGCGCGCGAAACGAGGCGCTTGATACCCGGGTCTATGCCCGGGCCGCCGCCTGGATCCTTGGCGCGGATCGCTTCGATGAGCGGATGTGGCGGCAACTCGAGAAACAGGCCGGGGTGGAGACCATCGCCGTGGCACCACCAACCACTGATCCAGAGAAGCCGTCCGCGCCAGAAGCTGGACGCATCGCAACGCCCCGGCGGCGCGGCTGGAAGATCAGCACGCCGAAATACATGGAATGATGGACCCCCGATGACCCTCGACGATCTGAAGTCCCGCCACAGCGCCCTCCTGGGCGCGCGCTACAGCGGCACGCGCAGCGTCAGCTATGATGGCAAGAGCATCACCTATGGCTCGGACGCGGAACTAGCCGCGGCGATCGGGGATATCGAGCGGCGGATTGCAGCCGTGGAGAAACCCGGCCGCCGCGTTCTGCGCCCCTATGCCGCTAAAGATCTGTGATGAATTGGCGCCAGCGCCTCGGGGCCTTCATCGGCGGGTTCGATGCGGGCCAGCACCACCGCCGCCTGCGCGGCTTCCGCGCCACCCGTGCCCATGTGAATGCGCTGATCGCGGCCAGCGGGCCCGACATCACCGCCCGCGCCCGCTGGCTCGTGCGCAATAACGGCTATGCCATCAACGCGGTCGAAAGCTGGGCGGCGAACACTGTGGGCGATGGCATCAAGCCAATCTCGAAGATTGCGGATGCCACGCGCAAGGAGGAGTTGCAGCGCTTATGGCTTGCCTGGACCGACGAGGCTGATGCCGAGGGGCTGACAGATTTCTACGGGCTGCAGCGCCGCGCGGCGCGCGAGGTGTTCCTCGCGGGCGAGGTGTTCTTTCGGTTCCGGCCACGACGCGCGCGCGATGGCCTGAGCGTGCCCGTGCAGCTGCAGATGCTGCCTGCGGAAATGCTGCCATTGGAGCAGACAGGGATTGGCGCAAACGGCAATGCCATCCGTCAAGGCATCGAGTTCGACCGGATTGGGCGGCGCGTGGCCTATCACTTCTTTCGCCGCCATCCGGGCGACAGCACCGATCCGGGGCTTGCGGGCGACATCGTGCGCGTGCCCGCCTCCGAGGTGATCCATGTGATCGACCCGGTCGAGGGCGGCCAGCTGCGCGGGGTCTCGAAGCTGGCACCCGCCATCGTGAAGCTGTTCCTGCTCGACCAGTATGACGACGCCGAGCTGGACCGAAAGAAAGTCGCCGCGATGTATGCGATGTTCGTGACGTCTCCTGCCCCGGAGAACCCCCTCGCACCGGACGATGAAGATGGACCCGAAGGGGTCGAGATCAGTCCCGGCCAGATCGTGCGGCTGGATCCCGGCGAAGATGTCACCATCGGCCAACCTGCCGACAGTGGTGGCACGTATGAGCCGTTTCAGTACCGGACCTTGCTGCAAATCTCGGCAGCGCTGGGCATTCCCTATCCGTACATCGCCAATGACATGGTGAAGGGCAACTTCTCGAACTCACGCCTGGCGCTGATCGAGTTCCGCCGCCGCGTCTCGGCCTGGCAGCATTCCGTCATGGTCTGGCAGCTCTGCCGACCGGTCTACGCGCGCTGGATGGACGCTGCCGTGCTGTCGGGCGCGCTGTCCCTGCCGGGCTATGAGGCCAACCGCAGCCAACTCCTTGCTGTCGATTGGCTCCCCACAAAATGGGACTGGGTCGATCCACTGAAGGACGCCAATGCCGAGATCGCCCAGATCGAGGCGGGCCTCAAATCCCGGACGCAGGCCATCGCTGAGCGCGGCTATGACGCCGAACAGGTCGACCGCGATATTGCGGCGGAACGCGCGCGCGAACGCGCGCTGGGCCTCGACTTCCGCCGCCCCGGCTCACCCGCTCAAGGCGTGCAGGACTTGCCGGCCGAGGGGGAGAACTCTGAGGTTGAGACGCCGGATGAAGACGACCAGCCGTCAACTGAGGAGAATGGATAGACCTCAAACCTTGAGCAGGCGCACGCCAGGCATGCGCGCGGCTTTTCGATCGAAGGTGACCAGTTCCGAGGCACCCGCCCGTCGGCTGGCGGCAGCGATCATCAGATCGGCAAACCCGAAGCCGGCTGTGCGATATACCTCCAGCGCTGGCCCGACATCGTCGGCCTCCTCCAGCACCAGTTCGGTCGCTGACAGAAGCCCGTCGAGCGCGGCCGCGATGTCAGAGCGATCGTGGCCATAGGCGCGCTCGAGCACCCAGACGAGTTCAACCAGAACCTCCCGGCTGACAAATCCGGGCTCAGCATCGCTGAGCTGATCCATGACTATGCCCGCGATCTGCGCCTGCTCCGCGTCATCCTGCACCAGGAAGCGCACCAGCACATTGGTATCGAGCGCGATCACCGCTTCAAGGCCGCACTGTCAATCGCAGCATTTGCGACCGCCTCATCCATCGCATCGAGCGAGACCGGCGAGCTGCCGGGCCGCGCCAACAGGCCCCTGAGGTCTTTCACCGAGCAGGCCTTCACGATCCGCACTTCGCCATCAAGGATGACGTAGCGCACCCTGTCCCCGCTCGCGAGACCGAGGGCAACCCGAACGTTTTTGGGCAGCGTTGTCTGGCCTTTGACCGTGACTGTCGATTCCTGCATCAGAGCATTCCTTACTTTTATAGATATCTCCTTACTATGTGGACTGATGAAATGCAATGCCAAGTGAAGGCCGCCCGATGATGCTCCATGCCCGCATTGCCGCGCGCGCCTTCAACACGCCGCTGCTGGTCGAACCCACCAAGGCGATGGCCTTTCTGTCTGGGCTCGGGCCGCGTGTTCTGGGGCGGCGGGTCGAGATGGCTAACGGGGGAGATGGGCTGGAGGGCACTGTCGTCCCACCAGCGCGCGCCAGCATTCTGGCTGGTGGGATGCTGGACGATTACCGCCAGCATGGTGAGGCGCCCTACCCTGTGGTGGATGGTATCGCCGTGATCGAGATCTCGGGCGTGCTGATCCACCGGGGTGCATGGATCGGGCAGTCCTCGGGCCAGACCAGCTACGAGGGGATCGCTGCACAGATCGAGGCCGCAGCCAGTGATCCGACCGTGCGTGGCGTCGCATTGGAAATCGACAGTTTTGGCGGCGAAGTTGCAGGTGTTTTTGATCTGGCGGACCGCATCCGCGCGCTCCGCCGCGACAAGCCGGTATGGGCCTTTGTGGCCGAACACGCCTTCTCTGCAGGCTACGCGCTGGCTTCGCAGGCCGACCGCATCCTGCTGCCGCGCACCGGCGCCGTAGGCAGTGTCGGTGTCGTGGTGATGCATGCCGATCTGAGCGGCCAGCTCGATCAGGACGGGGTTCGGGTGACGCTGATCCATTCCGGCAGGCACAAAGTGGACGGCAATCCCTACGAGCCACTACCCGCAGATATCCGGGACGACATCCAGCGCGAGATCGACGTGCTGCGGTTCCTCTTCGCCGAGACCGTCGCAGCCGGTCGTGCCGGACGGTTGAGCCAGGAGGCGGCGCTCGCCACAGAGGCCGCGACCTATCGCGGGGCTGATGCCATCGCCTCAGGCCTCGCCGATGAAGTCACTGATCTTGCGCGCGGCTTTGCGGCCTTCCGGCAAATCGTGGCCCGCACCCCAACGCTTTCATCCGCGCGCACTCAGCGCGCATCCCGTCCCCACCCCAAACAGGAGGCACACATGGCCACCGAACACGATCAGGATGATCCGCTGCAGGACGCCATCGAAGAAGCACCGAATGCGCCAGACGGCGAGACTGATGCTGAGGATGTTGCTTCCGCGGCCCCGGTTCCGCCTCCAGCAGCATCTGAGCCACCAGCCGCTGCCGTCCCCGCCGCTGCGCAACCCAACAACCTGGCGGAGTTATCGGCGCAGTTCCGCGAAGCCGCCGCAGAGATCGCCGAGATCGCAGCGCAGGCAGGCAGGCTCGGTGTCGCCATCGACACGGCGAAAGCGCTGCGCGAGGGCACCACGCCCGAGGCCCTGCGCCGCCTTGTGATTGAGCGCGCAAGTGCGGCCGCAGACGCGCGCGACATCGTGGCCGCCCCGCCCTCACCCGTCCTGCCGCAGGCGAAGGAAAGCCCGATCGTCGCGGCCGCAAAACGGGCAGCAGCAGCAGGTGCCCGCGCCTGACGCCACGCGTCACATCCTCTGCCTGACTGATCCCCCGCCGTACCGCCCCGGCGGGGAAACCCTTTTTGCCCCCTGCTCTGGAGCCTTCCCATGTCCGTGCTGACCCAACCGCCCTCGATGGGCGATGTCCTCAAATACGAGGTCAACCCGAACTACACCCGCGAGACCGTCACCCTGCTCGCTGGCACCGCCTATCCCGTCGGCTCGGTCTTGGGCCGCATCACCGCAAGCGGCAAGCACAAGCTCGCCACCTCCGGCGGTGCAGACGGCGCGCAGACCGCCGCGGCCGTGTTGCTTTACGCCGTCGATGCAACCCTGGCTGACGCGGTCGGCATTGTCGTTATGCGCGGTCCAGTCATCGTGTCCCGCGCGGCCCTCACCTTTGATCCCACCGTCGATGACGCAGGGAAGATCACCACCAAGCTAGGCCAGCTCGCCAGCCTCGGGATCGTCCCGCGCGACACCGCCTGATCCGGCCCGCACTGCGCCTATTGGCCAGCGTGACTAGCCTTTCTCGCCCTCTTTACCCGGAGTTCCCCCATGACCATCACCCGCAACCCGTTCGACACGGGCGGCTATTCTCTTGCCGAGATGACGCAGGCCATCAACATCCTGCCCAACCTCTACACCCGCCTTGGCCAGATCGGACTGTTTCGCTTCGAGGGCGTCTCTCAACGCTCCATCGTCATCGAACAGCGCGAAGGCGTTCTCAGCCTCCTGCCCTCGGTCCCTCTCGGCGCGCCCGCCACCGTCGGCAACCGCGAGGCGCGCTCGATGCGCTCCTTCGCCCTGCCGTGGATCCCGCATGACGACGTGATCCTGCCCGGCGATATCCAGGGCATGCCCGCGCTGGGGATGTCCGACGTGGCCGATCCCCTGGTCGAGGTGATGAACCGCAAGCTGACGCTTATGCGCCGCAAGCATGCTCAGACGCGTGAATACATGGAAATGAATGCACTCCGCGGCATCGTGAAGGATGGCGCGGGCACCACACTTTACAATTACTTCACCGAGTTCGGGTTGGACCAGATCTCGGTCGACTTCGTCTTCGGCACGGCCGGAACCAATATCCAGACCAAGGTCCGCACCACCCTGCGCGCCATCGAGGACAATCTGCTGGGTGAGACCATGACCACCGCGCATGCGCTGGTCAGCTCGGAGTTCTTCGACAAGCTGATCAGTCATCCCAAGACCGAGGACGCCTACAAGTTCTTCTCGGCCACTGGCGGCCAGCCGCTGTGCGAAGACATGCGCCGGGCCTTCCCGTTCGCGGGCGTCCTCTTTGAGGAATACAACGGCTCGGTCACCCTCTCGGGCGGCACCTCGGAGCGGCTGATCCCCACCGGTGAGGGTATCGCCTTTCCCATGGGCACGTTTGACACCTTCACCACCTATGGCGGGCCTGCAAACCTTCTGGAGACCGCCAACACGATCGGGCTGCCGCTTTATGCCCGCCAGATGATCGACGCCAAGGGCCGCTGGATTGACCTGATGACGGAAGGATCAATCCTGCCGGTCAACAAGCGCCCGCGCCTCGCCATCCGCCTGCACAGCTCGAACTGATCGGACAGGCCATGTCGATCTTCGCCATCGCTATCGAGACGCTCTTCGGTGATCCGAATATGGCGCGCGATGCCGTCTACACATCCACGGGAGGCAGCTCGACCCTCATCCGCGTGATCACACGCCGCGCCGACGAGATCACCGGCTTTGGTGAGGCGCGGCTCTGGTCGGAAACCACCCGCATCGACCTGCACGCGGCAGAGGTGCCAAATCCGCGCCCTGGCGACCGGATCGAGATCGACGGTGACGCGTACCTCATTCAGGGTGAGCCAGTGCGGGATCGCGAGCGGTTGGTCTGGACCGTGGATCTGCGACCGGCATGAGGCTGAAGCTCGATATCGCGCCCGACATCGTCGCGATGATGGCAGCGGAAGTTGCGGCCGGCGAAAAAGCTGTGTCCGCCGCCATGCGCGAGGCCGGAACCGGGCTGAAAACTGCGTGGCGTGGTCAGATCACTGGCGCGGGCCTCGGGCGGCGGCTTGCGAACTCAATCCAGAGCCAGAACTTCCCAAGGTCGGGCGAAAGCCTGAACGCTGCAGCCCTGGTCTGGTCTAATACCGACCTGCGCTGATCAGCACTCATGAGCCCATTGGCGCATCCCGATGGATTTGATGCGGGCGGGCTGGTC